TACTTGGCAATCATTCAGGTTTGCAACGTTGCTCCAAGTTATTGTTGCTGTAGAGAATGTAAAGTTACAGCGATTAACTGTAAACATGAGATCAGTCAAGTTGTCTTGAACCGCTGGTCCTATTCCCTGCGGAGTGAAAAGGCTTCCTAGAAGTTGATTGTTTCCTGCGCGTCCAGAAGTTGCTGCCAAGTTGGTAACCGTGTTTATCGCTGTTTCTGCCGCATATAGCGAGTAATCGTCGCTGTTTGCCAAAACACAGATCGAATATTCTCCTGGTTGCAAGTAAACTGGTGTGCTAAAAGTGAACACTGTTCCTGTTGGAGAGGAAGAAGCGTTTACAGCATCAGGCATTAATGTAACTGTGCTGAACGGCAAACATACGGATGGAGAGGGATATCCACCCACCGTTGGACGAATCTGCACAGTTACAGGAAGAGAATCGTCCTTTGACGAGAAGAAAAGCGTAACGCTGCTAATGTGTATTCCATCAGGATTGGTCTTTTTGTCAACAAAGAAGGTTTGTGATAGGGGATCGCTCCAATGGCTGTTTTCAACCGAGTCAATATCCCTGTTAAATGGATCCTTTGAAATAGTTTCGCTGCTTGTGGTTTGCCTGCGGAAATGTGGAGGACGAACAGAGTAGGATCCAGAATCATTTTGCTCAATCAATCCTGTACAATGATAAACTGTTTCGGCAGCAATAGTTGCATTTTCGGTGTCCGGTCTATTTGAAATTCTTACTGTTCGTGATCCACAAAGGAAACGACCAGATGGAATGCTGAATGTTATTCCAACAGAACCGTCAGACTTAACCACTGTTCCGTTTTTATTGGTTGAAATACCAGACTTGATCAATTCTCCATCAAAATACAGAGAAAGACCTGTTGTATTGGGCTTCAATCCGTGAACAGTAGCCACCAAGTTTGACCGTCCTGGAATGTAAGGAACAACACTTCTGTCTACCACTCTAGAGCCAATCTTATACTTGATTCTGTTTCGGAGTTGACGAGCACGAATAAACTTGCTTGTTTTCTGATTTACAGATTCAACGGTTCTAGAAGTTCCTACACGAACGCTTCCACTGTTAAATGACTGAACAGCAGAAGTAGATGTTGTATGCGGTATACTTACTATTCTCTTCTGAATATCGTCCTGCTCTTCTTCTACCTGCTCTATTCCAGTCCAAATGCTTTCCCAATTATTCCATTGGGTTCCAAATCCATTGGCGTTGTTTGGATTTGCAGAAATCCAATTATCATTTTCCATCAACGAATTCGTTTTAATCAGGGGACGGAACCCCAAATCATAGTACGCATCAATCTCACGGCTAAGTGTCATGAAGCCCAACCAATTCACAGTGTTGGAAGGATTAACACTAACTGTCTTTGTGTACTGACTATTCTCAATGTAAGGAACTTCCTCGTAATCAAGCATGGCAATTCCATCACTGGTTACTCTTATGCCACTGCTTGGCTGAAAATTGCTGACTATTCCGTTTCTTTCAGTGAAATACGGTCGCATCTCTCCGCGTTCGTAGTCAATAGAGCAAACGTGTTCAGAATCACTTACATCTGCAATAGAGTGACCGTAGAACTCGTCTGAAAAAATTGATGTTTTCAGAGGTTCAATTGTGTCACCCACTGCCTTCAATGACTTGGACTCAACCTCCAATTCTGAAAGGGACAGTTTGGCAAAAACCTCAACTTCATCCACTCGCTTTTCTATCTTTCCAATATCACCCATTGTGTATCTCTTGCTGTCTACAGGAGTCACAACAACATCAGATGGGTTATGTGTATACGAAGGAACAGTGAGAGTTGCAATAACTAATCCATCACTTGGATCAGGTGGGGCAATTGGAGACAGATCTGGTGTTCCCCGTTCAAAGAAGAACAAGGGAGAACCGTCTTCTGGATCTGCTTTTACGCACAACTTGTCTATTCGCGGAAGGTAATGGGTGTAACTAATTAGAGTATCTTCAGATGATGCAAACTCAGCACGCCCATAGGGTTTAATCATGGGGGTAGTTGATGTTGGAGATGAACGCCTAAAATCCAAGCAATTTGCAAGAGATACTGTTTTACCTGTTCGTTGATCTGTATATAGTGGAATTCTTTCATATGGAATGTTGACATACGAATGCTTGCCTATGAATGGAGCACACAACAAACCCTCATGCTTAAAGTAAGAATATGTTGCTGTAAATGCAATTGAAGCAGAACTACTGTATCGTGTCTCGCCTATCAGTGATTTCTTTACATACAGACGGGAGTTGTCGTAGTGGGTGTCCCGTTGACCGTCATCCAATTCAAAATCATTGGTGTAATCTATTCCGCCCCCGACAACCGATTCTATGGTATAGACATCGGTGTTTGGTATACGGAAATACGGTCTTCCGTTTTCATCCACAAGACGAGTGCCTAGTCCCTGATTCACTACCCGTTCAGATCTCTTTGTTCTGTAAGTATTGGGATTTGATATGTTTGGAGTATAAACAATAGGGAAAACTGCCTTGATGGATCCGGTCAAGAAATCTGATGGAACCGAAGCCATTGAAACAGTTGCAACAGATCCGTCGCCATTGGTGGATATTGATCCACTGAAGGGAACTAGGGTATTTGATACTCCAGATCCAGATGAAAGAATAAATGCAACGTTTACTAGATCATCGGAGTCGGTTGACAGTTGAGTGTTTGTTCCATAGTTAAGAAAACGGAAAGCAGAACTTCCTGAAGATGTGATTGTTCCAGAGAAATGGTTCTTTGATACCGTAAATGTTGTAATGTTGTTTGCACTCTGTCTGACTACAGGATGGGTTATAACATCATCGCCTATGATTTTTGCAACAATACGCAGAGATTGTACGGTGTCAATTGCGTAACCAGGTTCAATCTCATAGACCAACGAAGAATTGTTTGTTAGCGATAGTGGAGTTTCTGGAACAAATCGTGCAGCAAGCGTGTTTCCGGATGGATTCAAGTATATTTCACCAGACAAACCAGCAGAAACGTCACCACTGATGCCGTAAAGGTATAGGTTGTAGTTGTACCCAATCTTTCCTGTTGATGCAGCGTTAATCGCGCTCGGGGGTGGATTTGGAATGGCTCCGTGAACATAACCCCTAGCAACAACAGTGTTGGCAGCATTATAAAATGCTACTCTTGCTGACCCCGAACCAATAGTCGTTATGTTGTTTGCAAATGTTTGTCCTAAATTGGCAGGAGAAGACAAGACCACAGTTATTTGGTTGCCAACAACAGTTTGCAATCTAATATCGGTTTCTGTCTGCTTGCTTCTAGCCTTCTCAAGAGAAATTCCTTGAGGATGTTGATTTTCAACTTCAAATCCCAACACATAAGCCTTTCCTCCAGAAATAGAAGCATTCAGGAATGTTTCTCCAGAAGACTTCATCAACACATCAAACGGCTTTACCGTATAAGAACCAGACTCGTCATAGGTTCTACGAGCCAATGCCTTTTCAATATCTCCGTAAGTTACACGATCTATTTTCTTGGTTATTCTGCCGCTCTCAAAGCGAAGAAGTTCAACAAAATCGTTGGGTGTTTCGTCTAAATCTGCCTGACCTAAAGTCAAAATAATTTTGAATCTGTCTGCACCAGGGGCATTATAGTTGTAAGAACCTATGGCTGGGTCACGAAGTGTTGGATCCTCTTGTTCTGTTACAGAATCACGACCAACATAAAACCCTATTTTCTTTGAAAGTGTGGAGAAACCTGAGAAAGAGAGATCTCTATAATTTCCTGCATTTAAGAATGGGGTGAAATGTTGTGTATCTACCCTAACAAAAAATCCATCAACATAAAAAATTCCATCCGAAACACTAATCAATTTACACGGAGAGTCTTGTGTTGAATTAGAAAAACTTGATGTGGGGAATCCAACGGTGGGATTCTGTATTCCGCTGATGGGATCAATGCCATCTTTTTGGAAAGTTAGACTCCCGTTCAAGGATGATCCAGATACAAAATCAATGATAAGAACCAAACGTCCGTCTGTTTGTGGATCAGGATTAATATAGTGAACCACTTTTGCCCTGTTTCCACTGCTGTCAGAAAGGAATCCGCCTACAAGCGCATCATAGTCTGTTACTGTTTCTAGGGGAGAACCGCTACCAACCGAAACCATAATATAACCAGTGTTACGAACACTTATGCCACCACCAACAATCCGCGAACCGTCCTTAAACAGGTGGTCGCCAATTTTTGACAACTGATTTTGTAAAATAGACTGTACTTGGGTCAATTCACGGGCTTGGAGTGCGTATCCAGGCTTAAAAAGAACACGAAGAAACCCCTTACCCGCATCAAAATCGTCGTAGTACGGATTGATGTTGAAAATACTTGGATCGTATGCCATTTTTCCCTCTTAGAAGCCCAAGCGCACTCGGAATTCCTCTTCCTGACCCCTAGTTCTGGTGATTGGTCTTACATTGGATATGTATACTACCTCACCAGAGGTTCGGTCTATATCAGGCTCGTCTACAGACGATATAATGAAGTTTCCTATTTGATTTCCCGTCAGTCCATGAGTAGCAACACTACGGAAGTTTCCTACCACATCCGTGAGATATAACCTTCCACTTGCAGGATTAATGTATTCCCAATCATACACTCGCCCAGAAGCGTAATGCCCTATTCCCAAACTAGTACCCTGCTGAATGAAGTCCCCGTTAGAGAATGATGATGGTAGAAGAGGAGCAGATGTGGTGTCTATGCCCCCACAAGTACCACTTATACTGCTTGCCACATGGAGAATGTGAAGACCACGATATGATGGGGTTTGTTCTAAATCAAAATATGCTTGACTCACATCATCAATCCTGTAAAGTTTTTGCACACTATTGTTTCTTGTCCTGAATGCCAAAGAACCATCACGACCATCTGTAACCCACACCATCTCTCCATATCTTGGACCAACACTGATAACATTAGCCTTTACTCCGCTAAACTGACCGCTTATCTCCCTTCCCAACACAAAATTACCAGTGCTTGATAGTCGAACAAACACTGATTGACGGGTTTGATCTGTCTCTACCACCGTTCCTTCAACAGTGAATTGATATGCATAACTCACTCCACCGATAACAGTGCCAGCAGGAACGCTCTGCTTCACGGTTTCTCCTATAGAAAAATCTGAAGCAGCACCAACAACTCCTAACTTATAGTCATTTACTCGGTCTTGTCTGCTGATAAATTTTCCAGATGTATTGATAGTCTTCAAAACAACATAGGAATTTGTTTGAGATTTTATCTGCATTGGTTTTGCTGATGCGTAGGATTCTGACCCTATTATGACATTTCCCTCTGATAGGGAAAAATCACCACCGTCAACTCTGCCATTCACTATGTCTGTGGGAACAAGAGTCATGTCCCTGTAGTTGGGTTCTTGTTTTCCAGCAATGCTTCTGGTAGATGACAGGATTGGATTCTTTATGATTCCAAACTGCCTATACATTCCGCCTTCACGAATGTTTTGCGAATCATATTCCGTAATTTTTACTATGACTAGAACGTCTTTGATGTTTAGTTCTTTCAAGATATTACTTCCGTGACCGCCTTTAGGCGATAGAACAGGAGTCAATACTGGATCAATGGTTCCTGGAGTTTTGTAACTGGCTGGAACAACGCTCACATTAGAATAATTTGTTCCCCCACCAACCAAATTTACTGATGATATGGTGTTGTTGCTGTTCATGTTTGCGAACGCATACGCACCACTACCATTCCCCATTATTTTAATATGTGGAAGTATTTGAACCGAAGTGTAACTAGTCACTGTTGTAGAGGGCTTCAGTGTAAAATCTATGACATCATTTTGCACTGTTAGCGTAATACCATTAGGACCAATACTAGGTGTTTCAGTTATGATGCCGTAGTTGTTTACTTGCTGTGGATCAACAGTGCTTGCGTTTATCCTTACCACATATCCAACATAATTTGAATTAACAACTCCTGCTCTTCCAGTTATTTTATCACGGGATGCAGCATCCGTTATTCTGATGTATTTTTTTGTGGGATCTGATGCGTCAACGCTGAAACCATCAACTCGTAAAACCACAACACCCGAATCTGCCTGACTTATAGTGTTGGGATACACAGCAGGAGTAGTTGTTGAATTTTGAACAGTTATTCGTGTGATAGAAGAGTTTTTTGCGCTTATCTGTGCGTTATACTGATTTGTGGTTTCTGAATCTGATGCAGAATAGGCAAAATCTATAGGAACATAGTCAGTGAGTTCGTAAGGAAGATCACTCTCCTTGACTGTTGCCAAGTACTGCCAAATGTATCCATCAGACAGTGTAAACGGCGATGTAATGGTAAGAGTTGGCTTTACGGTTGATTTGTTGGTGCTGCCATTATTCCACAAACACTTGTAAATGTGATTTTCGTCGGTCACAACATAGAATATTTTGGGATTACTGTCGTTAAACAACTCTGTGTTGTCATCGTATTGGTCGTAAACGGTGTTAGCCGTCCATTCATAGCGTGGAATGGCAAACAGTATGTTTTCCGAAGAGAGTTTCTTGTACCCTATTATGTCGTTCATCACCCTATATTCTGATGCAACAGTATCGGTATAAGACGGGGGCGAGTTTTCATTAGCCCATGTTGTACCCTTGCCTATAAAAAGGAAGTACTGATTATCATTACGCTCCAACTCTGCCAAGAAACTCTCGGCATATGAGCGTTCCATAGATGCTTTAATGTAACTGGGCATTGTGTCCTCAACTTCCTTGTGTATCGTATGTATCGCCGCTCAAAATAGTCCCGTCAAAAAGTCGGGTTCCTGCGGATTTGTAGGTCGTTTGAGAAAGAGACAAGAAATTATTCAATTCAATGCCGCTGAATTCTGAACCAGGCTTGATGGTTTCCAAATCGTTTGTGTTTGGGTGATGCTCTATATTCCAATACGGTGCATTTACTGAATACGCGCTGTTGTGTGCCTGTTGGAAAGCATCAGGAAGTTTTGTCTCCAAAGCGTACTTGCGGGACAGGTATCCGTACACTATCTGCCGCTCCTCTTCAGACAGTTTTCGATTAAACACTATAACTTCAGACACCACACCCGAAAAAGAGAATGATGGGTTTGTGGTGTTGTTTGTCAAATCTGAAACCCAAGTGGCATTTGGGGCTGCTTGGGTGCTTGTGGCAGTTGTTCGCACATAAGCACCCATTCGTGCCAATTCTACAGGAGAAGAATTATATTGTTCCTGAGCAGCAGCAAATTGGGATTCCTGTGATGTTAAAAACTCTGACATGGATTAGGCTCCAAACCGTTGACGAAGAATGTTATAGTTTTGACGTATTTGATCGGCAGTTAACACTTGGGAATACATTCTTACGATTCCAACATTTCCTTGAATGCCGTAATTTGTGTCTCCCGTCCAAGAAGAACCATAAGGATATAGAGTCATTATGCAAAGAGAAAGATTTCCATTTCCGCCTGTAGGCGTATTATTGGTGATAGAATGACTAACCGATCCAATCAAACTGCCATTTCTATAAACTATTTTTTCAGTTGGGGTCAATATTGCAAATATGTGTTCCCAATTTCCAGTGGACAGCGTGGGGAATGCCAAATCATGCTGTTGAGTTCCAACTGTATTGTAGAAAGAATTATGTGTTATCCAATAATCGTATTCACCGTTACCGTTCCAAGGCTTGGACAAAAATCTTCCACTTGTATCGGTAGACCTTACCCACATTTCTATTGATAGTGTATTATTTCCTACACCACTTGGGGTCCATGTGAAGTGATTGGTGGTGCTAGGAATATGAACACTATCGTTCAATCCATCAAACACAAGAACTCCACCAGCCTCAGAACTAAAGACAGGACCGCCCATCAATGTTCCCACATGAGAATTTCCACTTATATCAAACCATGAAGTTCCACTTCCTGGATATGAATTTGTTTTTCCAGAATCTAACCAAAGTATCAGGCTACTATTTATCAGATAATCTTCCGTATTAGGAGTATTAACTGCTGCGATCTTTCTGCCTGTAGCAAGGGAATAGTTCCTTGCCTCATGACCGTTTAAATACGTTTGCAGCCTGAATGAAGAATTCCGAGTCCATTCACCCACTGCCACACCAAAGCATACACCAGATACATGGGGATCATATGCCATGCTGTTCTGCTGAACGCCCGTTTTTGATCCTGATGGACGGAATCCAACTAATCCTGAAGGCGAAACCGATGGATACAGTAAACTACCGTTCGGAAGAACTCTGTAGTAAGTGGAATTTGCCAAAGCAGTATTTCTGTCAACAGGATTATATGAACGGTGGTAAAGAACAGTATCGTCCCTACGATACGAAGTTAATCCTGCATCTGAAGAGAACAGCCCCAAACCACGATCATAACCATCAACGGTAGGTCGAACCACCATAAAAATATCAACTTCGCCCTGCAAATTAAGCGGATTGGTAAGATAGATGTGTTGACCACTCAAAATGCGTTCAGCCGTTGTTCCTGCTCCGTGTGTGTTTCCTAACTGTATCCATTGTGCAAGGCTAGCACCATTCCATGTGGTGGTTGGCGCATACAGCGCACCACCATTGAAACACACTCCTGTTGGACCAGCAATGGAACCAAAAGAAATAGTGGGTCGTAACTTGTCTATGGTTACACCTGCGGCAGAGTATGCTGCACCATTGAACCTGCCCCATGTTGGCGGAAGAGCATGGTTCTGTGATGGAGAAGAGTCTCTCCAAACGTCAACACTTGCTCCGTTTACCGCCGAACCGCAAACACCAATATTTTCAGGCTTCAGCCAAAGCATCAACCCGCTGATGTGAGAAGGGTCAAGAGTGCTCTCTTTGTTGCCCCAAGTTGTTCCGTTGTCCCACCAAGACGCTGTGCTGCCCAAAGGCGATCCTGTGGGATTGTGTGCAGTTATTCCGTTCTCGTCTGCAACAGTGTAGGTGTATCCCAAACCAGAATTTGCAAACACAGATCCCAAAGGAGCAGTTGTTCCATTAGCCCCGACCTGTGCCGTTGAACCAATGTATGGGTTATAGCCTATTGGATAGTAGTCTCCTGTGTTTCCATACCACTTTCCTCCTGCAAATGATCCACCAGGAACAATGTTTTTGTACGGATGAGTAGACGGCAATTTACCTGCAAGATCGTACTTGTGGGCAAGATAGCCTTCAATCTTTTGGCGATCTGCTTCTCCCACATCACCCTGATAGCAGAGAATTTCAGCAATTTCACCGTCAAAGCAAGTGTCAACTGTATTAGACGGCATTCCTATCCCGAGTCTTGATGTTTGAATAGCACTTGTTGGCAACTGAGCAGAAGAAGTAGTTCCCAAGCAAATACCATTCAAGAAAAGAGACAGCGGACCAGAGTTTCCAGAACCATTAAGGAATGTTTGAGAAATTAGTTTCCACTCTCCAGTTGGACCCAAATCACCAATAACCCAATTGGTTCTACTTGCTCCTGTATTCCAACCAAACACTCTAGGAATAGTATTTCCTCCCGTGTAGCCAACAGCAATTCCATGTTGTCCCGAAGAATCGCTTAAAATGTGTCTAGTATTTCCCGATGGAGATCCAATAGAACCAATGGTATCCAATCGTCGTGGTTTGCAAACCACAAAGTACGAACGAGAAGCCGTAAGACCCAACCTACCCATTGTTGGTCCAAGATGTCCATACCCAAAAGACCTCCACCTAGTATTTGTGGACACCGAATAAAGATCACTTGTTGAGTCATTAATCGGTCTAAACACCAACGATGGGTGAGTATTTACCGCTTCTTCTTTAAATCGTGGAGTTGTCCATACATCTTCATATGCTGGATAGTGTCCAAAAGTAAAACCACCAACCAAACTGTTCCAAACATTAACTCCTAGTGCTGTATATCCCAAACTAGTCCAACCAGCACTAACACCCGCAGAAGTATTACCTTCAACAGTATAAGTACTTAACCAAACCTGAAGAGTTGCTCCAAGAACCTGGTTGGGGAGGAAAATGCTGTTGCGGAGATTGTTGAATGTTCGTAGAGTGTAGGGAGTAAACTGACCAATTATTGGGGTTTCAGAGAAAGTTGCCTGAGTGGATGATGATATAGTGTTGTCTATGGAAGCCTTTGACAATATAGAACCAAACATCCGTAATCCAGCAGGATGTACAAGATTACGAAGAACTTCAAAGTAACTGTCTAGAGATATACGAGACTTCAATTCATAAGAAAAGTCCTGATAGTAGTGTCCGTCCTGTATTTTCTTGTTGGAAGAAACTTTTCCACGATTTTCTCTGTAGTAGCCAGGATAGTTGGTAACTGCGCTTCTTATGGCTACAACTTTAGCATTTTGAGTTCCAAAATCATTGAATATGTTCAGCACAATATCAGTTGGATAATTGACTCCAGAATTGGTGATGGATATCCTCTTGATTCCTCCAGCCAAACCAACTTGGTCAATCTTCGCGGAAAAACCAGTTCCTCCGCTTTCATCTGTGACAGAAACGGTATTGCCAACCTTATATCCTTGACCAGGCAACTCAACAAAAAACTCACCTAATACTGGATATGCAGTTTCTATAAAGGTAGTCTCGTTTTTTGTAATGATTACTTCACGGTTGGGAGAAAAATCACCAATAATTCCAGATACAAAAAACTCGCAAATAGGAACACCATTCAGTTGGTACTGAACAACTGCATCTATTAGTGCAGTAGCAACTAATTCGGTTCCATTGTATTGTGATATCTGTCCTCCGTTTGCGGAAAACAAATTTTGACCGTTTGTAAGAGTTGTTTTTATTGATTTTGGCTCTATCCACTGACCATCAGAAACTTTTAACACATCTGTTTTGGGATAGTAAAACTCTAAATCACTATCGTAGAGTATCTTAAAGAGAAAACGATATGCACTCTCTGTACCCTTGTTGCCGTAGAAGTCACGAATTTTCTTGAGAAGCGTTTTCTTGTTTGGTTTGTTTCCGTCTGTATCTACAGCAAATAGTTCGGGAAAAGAAGACAGATAAGTGTTCTTGAAATGACTATAGAACTCTTCGGAGTTTTGATCCACATCATATGCATCTTCCAATCCATACAACACGTTTCCAACGTTTCCGTTTTGATCAAGCCACTCATAGTATGCTTTTGTAAGAAGAACCAACTTGCTGTAGTTCTCTTTCATGAAAGAAGGAAACTGCTCACGAATAAAAGGAGCCAATATCCTTTCCAACTCCTCTTCTGGAGTTTCTGCTAGGATTTTGGTTACTGCGTTCATTTTTACTGCTGCACCTTTAGATTAGTCTTCCTATTAGTCTCAGTAACCACATTTACAGTAACAGAATCAGCGTATCCTCTACTGACTCTCAAAATCTTGTTCTCAAACACAAATATGTCAGTGTTTCTTGGTTCAACGGTAACACTAAAAAAGGCACTTCCAGACACAGGAGAGAAAGAAGTATTAAAATCAATCTTTCCTGCATCGTAATCAACCGATCCTATATTTGGATACACTAAAACCTTTTCCTCTGTTGTTGGATCATTTCGCACAAGATTGATTGTTCCGTTGTTATCGTCCTCAGCATATACTCCAGTAGAAACAACATTTCCATCCCTGTCCTTGTGCGAAAATGTGGTTGTTGTCATTATGCTTCCATAGTTTCTATCCACAGGATGATAGAGTGGATTCTTAAAATCTATTGAGAATCCTTTTGATACTTTGAGTGTATTGAGATTTATGGTTTTCCTCAACTTTATCTTGGTTTGGTTTCCCAAGATGCTGCCGTTAAGAGAATCCAATCCCTGTATAATCTTTGACAGGTGCAGATTTCTTCCAAATGATTCTAGTTGAGAAACAGAATACGAATAGACGTATGCAACTGCTAGTGCCTTGATTGTTCCTACACCCAACGATGTGAGTGATGGATCGTAAGTAATAATGCTGTTTACAATAACGTCAATATAGTCAGGATCCACTATTTCAGGAATAACCGTAACAATAGAGCGGTCACGCCGCAGTTTATTCTGAAGAGTTATCTTTGCGTCAGGACTAACAGCATTTCCTGACTTTGGTTTTATAGCGATGAATACTTTTCCGTACTGTGGGGGTGTTATGGTATCTCCCCCATACACATAAACCATATTTGCATCTGGATACTCCTTCATCACAAGTGCAGTGTAATCGTTCTCTGTTACAGCACGGGATTGGGCTTGATAGAACAGAGGAGCAATAAACTTGATTTGCTTTACGCTTTCTTCCAAAGACCCCCCAAAAGAGGGGCTGGATGCTGTGACTTGTCCAACACTTTGAACAGAAGTAGTAAATGTTTCTACCCCATTTGCAACATCAGCATTAGTTTCCAAATACTCAACAATAACAACACTTCCTGCCTGTGGCTGCTTTCCTAAAAAGTTGTCACCAAAATACACTTCATACATACCTGCTTCCTTTTCCTGAAGGAAGTACACTTTAGATTCTGGAGTAAGATCAATATAAGAATCAGCATAGGTCCACGACTCTTCTATTCCGGTATTGTCAGTAGGAGATGCTTTAACTCTAACCTTTATTGTGGTTGTGTCTATTTTCTCATTTGGTATCAGCAAAAACGAACCCGCTCTTTTAGAGGGGTCGTAAATGTAACTCATTCTCCTGATTGTTCCCTCGTATACTGTAAAGTTTTCGAACTTCTGAGTAATTGGATTTGCATAAACTGTGTCAAGAAGAACAAACTTGTATTGGGTTCCTCCACCATCAACACCTACAAACTCCACACCTCTACTGAGATAGGTTCCACTTCCAGCACCAGGAGCAGTTGCAGTTAAAACTGCTTTTGATGCTCTTCTTGAGTTGGGAACATATCCCAACGATTTTGCATGGGAAACAACAGAAGGACGCAGAACAGCACTATCCAAGAACATTTCATTGGCTACCATGTTTGCATAGAACGCTTGGTAGTGGGTATTGTACGCCAAAACATCTAGAATGGTACTAACTACGGAACCGTCAAAGTTGTAATCCTTGAGTGTTTCTTGGGAACGAAGGAACTGCTTCAAGGAGTCTTTTGCCTCCTCAAAGTCTATTCCGACGACATTGAAATTTTCGTTCGCCATTACCGTACCCTCTCTAGAGTTACCGTCAACCTGTCTGCTGTTCCTACTGCAACAATTGAATATTCGATATTGACCACATAATGATTCTGATCAGGATAAGCAACCACATCCACTAACAGATTATCTATTCGTGGTTCATGATTTCTTATGGTCTGTATTATTCTGTCTTTGAGTTCAAATGTGGTTATTGCATCTATGGGTTCAAACAACAGGTTTCGTATAGCACAACCTATTTCTGGTTGAAATAGCCGCTCTCCATATGCTGTTGAAAGCAAATTTTTTACTGATACACGAACAGCCCCATCATTTTTTGAAACAATAATGTCTCCGGTCTTAAAACTACGGGTCAGATTAGGATCTAAATCCGTAAATATTGGTTTGTCGTCCGTTCCTACTACCTTTAGTGGCATTACTTTATTCCTGTGCTATACGTTAGATACGAATTTATGTTGTGGGTGGTCTGTGCTACTAACTCTTCTACGCTTGCTTTTGATATTCCCTCTCGCTCTATTTCATCTAGACTGTCGGAAGAACACCAATGACAGCACAAAAATCCTAGTGGAGTTATACCATCGTCACACTTTAGGGGAGCGATAGTGAAAAACTCTACATTATTTATCTCAAGTGCTGAACGAAATGCGGAATGCGATAGGGATGAAACAGATAATATTTTAGAAGGTTTTGTCTCCATTAGGCTTATCATATCGGTGTACTTTGTCAACAAAACATCTTGAGAATCTAAAAGTAAAGCCGAAATTCCCATTTCACACGACTCATGAGTAACAGAAAACCTTTTGATAGATCCTCCATCAACAAAGTTTCCTCCATTATGAAATTGAAAAACCACGGCTCGGGAGGCTCTAACAGTCACTCGGAGTTCCGTTAAAAGTTCGTGTATATTGCTGTGCTTTTCTACAAACTTCTTTTCCCGTGCAGGAGTCCATTTATTTCCTGCCCGTTGGCGACGAAATGCACCAACAAGTCCCACAACCAATCCCACCAAAAAAATACCCGCAATTTCACCTGCAATCCTTATAAACTCATGAAATCCAGATAATGCTTGTGTTTCTGCAATAGTCATCGGAAACTACTCCCGCCTGATGGATACGCGCCGCGAACAGCATTTATGAACTGTGGACTTACCAAGCCTCCGTTTATGGTGCTTCCCAACTTGAAACACGGGTCTATCTCTGCCTGATTGATAAGGTCTGCCAATACCTGAACACTGGTGTATTTTTGAATAAGATCCGCTGCCATTCCTTGAATTTCGGATGCCACATTCATTACCTCATTAATTTTGCTGTTCACCTCATCTAATTTGGCGAATGCACTGTCCAATCCTGCCTGCAACTGCCCTACTGCATCCGCTGCTCCAGTACCCAAACCGTCAGATACCTGATTAAGCACCTTTTCTAGATCAACGTTGGCAGATACGGCATACTGTATCGCAAATTGACCGTTTTGGTTTACCACATTTAAACCCAAACCAATATCAACGCCTTCTATTCCCAACGCGCAACTCAGTTCGCTGTACAGACTAAGACTGCTTATGGTTGAGAGGAGTCCTTCGGGTGTGCTTAACCGCTCGCATTCCGCAGAAAATGCATCAACTGCGCGATTAATGTCACCTAATTGGTTTTGTACTCTACTAATTGAAGGAAGGGCTTGAGTTAGAACTGATGGTGGTTGTCCTGGAAGAGAGGGAGTGCTAGCAGACTGTATAAGGCTTTCCAAACGACTGCTGTTTCTTCCGCCTAATTGACGAGCAGCAGATATGGCAGCGGCATTTGGATTTTGCAAAATATCATTGAAGTTTTGTATTCCAAAATTAAGCATTCCCCTCTGACCATCAGTGGGGGTCTGCTTACACGGACATTCCTCATCTGCTGGTGCTGTCTCTGCACTATCAGATACGGGAGGATTGTCTATGTCCGAAGTTGCAAAAATATCTTCAATCTCTGCCATACCACTATCCTATGAAAAATGTTGCCGATCCTGTTGCGGGATCACCGCAACTTGCTTTGCTAGCAGTGGTGCAGACAGGTATTCCACCAACCACAAAATTGGGGTTTCCCTGCACCATTACCGCGTCATCATGAGGTGAATCTCCGTGATCCTCAACAGGATTTCCCTCTAAAGCAACAGGAAATCCGTCCACAAAAAAAGACGAATTGCCAACAAGAATTTTTCCTCCTGCTGTATCTATGAATGCTCTAGAAACTCCTGGCATAAGTGCTATCTCCAATTTTAAAAATAAGATCCACCATCAACCTTAAAACTTACTACACCAGTAATTCCATTAAACGAAATAACATAATCACCGACAATTCCACTAGGACCAGTTGGACCCGTATTTCCCTGCGGACCAGTTGCACCTGTATTTCCCTGCGGACCAATAGGACCAGTTGCACCTGTATTTCCCTGCGGACCAATGGGACCAGTTGCTCCAGTGTTTCCCTGTGGACCACTAGAACCAGTTGCACCTGTATTTCCCTGCGGACCAATAGGACCAGTTGCTCCAGTGTTTCCCTGTGGACCCGTTGGACCACCAAAAAACACTTGCATAACAACAAATCCAGAATTATTTTCTTCTGGAAGTTTTCCAAAAGTGCTATCTACATCGCATATGTAAAAAACACCATTTCTAGAGACAATATCTCCATACTTGTATACAGCATACTGAGAGGTTCCTGCTGCATATTTTCTGTGTTTTCCTCGATAATTGCTCATTAGCCATTACCCTTAACATCTACTCTCTTTGGACGAAGAATTGGTTCACCAGAGTTAACTTCTATTCTCTTTCCTTGCTGCATTACCATTACATTATTATCCGTAATGAATGATATCGAACGACCAGATATTCCTATATTCTCATCCGCATAAAGTTCTATAGTCTTTCCAGATGCTTTCAAACTACCTTCAACCTGAACATTGAGATCGTTGTTAGCCAAGATGTTTGTGTTTCCATTGATCTCTATGTTTCCACCACCGTTGACAGTGATGTTTACAGATCCATCAACAACCAAGTTTAAACCACGGGTTCCTTTCACATGAACAAGTTTGTCACCATAAACAATCTCGTAATTGTTTCCTACGATTCTTTCAACCTTTGTTCCATCTGGATTGATTATTGAACCATCTGCTGCTCTAGCCCAACCATTAGCAACTTCCCAAAAAGTGCCAGAGTTGTGATATTGGTGAATACGTTCTTTTCCAGGAGTATCATCAAACTCTTCAATATGTCCGCTTTCGGTGTAACGAACGTGATTTTTTGGATATTTTGCGGCATATGGAGTAAATGGTTCACTCCATTGAGATTTACTTCTCATATTAGGAGTACTTTGAACTGCCCTGTCCACCGATTGAGCGCGAACAGAGGCATTAGCACTTTTCATTTGATCTGAAATGCTGTTCCTAGCAAGCCTATTTGTATCCTGTTCACCTACAACAGAAACACCAAGTGGAAATTTTCCTTCGTTAACGTCGGAAACTTTTGCAGGATAACGACCGCTTGGATCTGCAAAACCTTTATCGGTGTTTGCTCCTTCTAAAGGAATACCACCAAATGATCCAACTATAATTGGATCCTGTCCTTCCTCTCCGTCACGAAAAAAACCAAAAACATGAGAACCAGACAACAACCCAGTTGGCGATGTTCCTATTCCAGATAGAGCAGCACTTGTAATTGGCTGCATTGGATATGCCCAAGGAAGGGATTCCGTAGGAAGTTCCTTTTTGTCTTCAAGATGAAAACCAAATACACGAACTCTGCACCTTCCAAGAAATAATGGATCGTTGGTGTCTTCTACAACACCATGCCACCAAACAAATCCCTCTTTTCCCATGAAGCCTTTCATTAAACCCCCATGCAGTTTCTAGAAAGTTCAAGTTTGCAACTATAAGAACTCGCTAATGTATGCTTGATGCTAGTGATCATGTATTCACCACTAAGATTCTTGTCATACTTATCTGTTATAGCAGTGGTGTTGCTTTGCGGTTTGAAAACATCAAGATGAATAATATCACCTACTCGTCTTCTACTGTCACCAAAAATCTGTATTGCTATTTTTTGAGTCATGAAAGTGTTCATGTGGTATTTTCTACGCAAGTATAAAGACTCTACCTGATGGTTGTCTACGAGTGGATTAAACACAGAATCTACTGTGTATGGTGTAGACGGCAGATAGAAATAAGAAACTCCACTTGACAGCAAACGGTGTGTTTCTGGATCTGTTGCCTTGAAGTGTGGTTTGTCTCCCAACTTTTTCATTGTCTCAAAAACTTCTTGCTCAAAAAACTCAGTTGTTCTTGCTTGTTTTCTAACTAAATCGTGAGCAATCAATTTGGATGATATGATTCCGTTCATTATGTTTGCCACCTCATCAAACCTAGACAACTCCTCAAATTTTTGAACTTTAAGATAGCGATTAGGTAGTATTGAAGAAACACCCGATGTTTCATTCAAGGTTTCATCAGAGTGCATATTCGCTTGGGTATAAGTGTAGTATGGCATATTTGCACTAGACCCATCTGTTATGATCTTTGATATGCTCTTAAACCTATAGCCATCTAGAGTTTCATAAAAAAGAAAAGGACTATACTCTTTTCCTTTGTCTGAATACGCTTTTCCAGAAAGCCATTGTATTGATTTGAATGGTGTATATGAACCAGGAATAACGAACGAATAGTTCTCTGCTGTGTTTTCAACTTCCAAGCGATCTTTCCACACAGATTCAGGAAAGTGTTTCGTGAAAACAGATTTTACCATCTCGCATATTGGTCCATTTACAGAATAACCACAGTACTGAGTAAAGTTAAAATACCCACCTTCACTCATGAGATGTAGGGTATAGTGCTGACTTTTTCCATTGTCCATGATTTGATGAGTATCTAACTTATAGACTCTAAACACCAACTCTACAGGTTTCATGGAAGTAATGTCGGACTTGAAGACGATTTCTACTTTTTCCTGACCAACTATTGGAAACTTTTCTGGAAAATTGTTTGCATCGTCCAAATACAACTTGGCAGAAATGTATGGAGAAAAAATATCTTCGTATATTTCGATGTATCTGAAAAGATTGTTCAAATCAATAGAACTGTTGTTTAACAGAGAGTACAGAACAAACTTGTCTAGTTTGTAGTCACCTGCCTTTAGATTGCTTCCTCCATGATTTTGGTAACTTCCCATTTTACACTCTCAGTAAAGATTCTAATTCCTGCATAGCCCTGTCCTTTAGACGGGGATGTATTAGTTTGATCGTTCTTTTTGTATTATTGCTGTTATTTTCGTGAGCCTGATTAGTAACAACAAAATTTGTGTTTGGTGACCCCGATATACCCATATACTTTCCTATGTAAGTATCGTAAAACTTGATCTCTCCATCTAAAGTTGCTCCCAAGTAATCGTTTTGCAAATACGAGTATGTGGAATAATATTTACTGACTGGATCTATACGAGACTCAATAGGAGTTCCGTCAGCGTTGTTTCCTGTTACTTGAGAAAAGTGATGTATAGAACTAAATGAAGGATCCACACGGTGTATTCTTATACTAATTAAACCTCCACACAATCCTTGTATTGTCGCTAAACCAGGAGTTGCTCCTGGATTGCTTGGAGGAGTATATTCTTTACTATAACCAATAACATCAACAGATAGTTTACAAAGAGTCTCTTGATAGTTTTTGATTGTTCCAGAAATAGATCCCTGAACAAGGGTAGCACCCGAACCTATTTGAGAAGAGTATAGGAAATTTCCACCATGATCTGTAAAGTACACAGAGTATCCTGAATACTTTGCCTGAATGTATTCTTGCATAACACTATCTGATTTGTACCAACCATGATGGGGATCAATTGTGTCATTGGTCAGCAACACCAACCAATGGTAGTTTGGATCTCCATATAGTTTCTCTGCTATGTGTTCGGGTCTTTCTCCATCTTTTACGGAGTACTCTATAAAAGCAGCATCACTACTTTTAAGATCACCACTAAGAACTATTCTTCTGAGAATGTTTCTAGCATAGACGGTTTTAAAGGTTTCTCCGTCTTTGATGGGATAGTTGAGAATTGGAAACTTACTAAAATACATCAATATCCCTTGTCTATTGCATCTCTGGTGAGTAGACCCATTTCAGAGAACTGCATTGAAACAGTTATTGCTGTTGGTGCGTTGTCAACAAATGAACTGTAAATGGAATTAGGTGTGTAATCTACACTTATGCTTGTCAAAGCACACCTTCCTATTTTTGGGATGTATTCGTTTTCCATAAATCCAGCAGAACCGCTACTTGGATTTGTTGAAAGAAATCGTATCTCAAATTCCGCAGGAACACGAAGCATGATCTGCACTTTCTGCTCATTTCCAGTGGATTGATCATCCGATGCTGGATGGGAATGGTATCTAAATGCCTCTATTATTTCACGAACAGAATCTACTTCTTTCTTGTTCTTGGGATAAAACTCCCAAGAAAAGTTGAATTGCCTAAACTGCTTTTGCTTGAATAGTTTTTCCAAGCGAGGATTAAGAACTTTTCCCCGAGCAAGAGCAGCAGCATCTTTTGCTCCCGTAGAGTCAACTAATTTTTGAATGCCTAATTCTGCCCCTTGCAAGAAAGATTCTCCTGGACTACCAAGAGCATCAAAAAATCCACCAGCACCAGTTTGAGCACTCTCTTCATACTGAAATGCGTCTTCATTGTTGATCTTTGTGCAATACGGCAAGTATATTGACACCATCTGATCATACACTGCTTGGTTTTGATATGCTTTGGCTAGTCCTGCTACTGCTGGAGCGGCTGCTCCACCTATTACTGCCCCAACCAAACCGCCTTTTAGACCACCAACAGCCAATCCTGTTGCAAATCCGGCTCCCAAACCTGTAATAATTGACGAACCAACACCAACCTGCTGAACAGTTTCGTTTAGACGATTTCCGACTAAAAGGCGTTCTTGTTGATCTAAACCAATCTTTCCAGTTTCATCAGAAATCTCCGCATTTATATCTGTGAGGCGAGCCTGATATGACTTAACTGTTTCTTCCAATATAAGTTTGGCTTTCTTTGGGTTTATTGACAAAAGTGTAGCCAAATTATCATTGAATGAGGGGTCTACGGTTTTTACCACGTTTATGCTATTTGTGATTTCCTTTAGCGCGGCTATTTCCTCATCCGGAAGACCGCTCTGCTCTATGTTATTCCTATCCAACACACCCTGTGAAATCAAACCAGATAGAGTTTTTAGCCCAGCAAGAGTCTTTTCTGACTCCATTTTGGCATTTTGAAGTTTTTCCACCATATCTTTACTTTCCCATCGCCAAAACACCTTAAACTGCATAACATGGGGAACTTCTCCGCTGCCAATCTCTTCAGGATAGCGCATAACAGAAGGCTTATTTCTAGCCCCCCTAGCAGTCTTTGGAACGCCCTCCAAAGCCCTCATCACATCAGAATCTAGTTGTTCGTTAAAGGAATCTTGAATCATGCTACCTGTGCTATTTGAGCGATTGGTAGACATGAAGGGACGGACGGCTTCGCCAGACTCCCTAGTTCGGACAAATGCCACAGTTGGTCCTAAAGTAGAGGCAGCAACCCCGTCTTTTGTTCTAGTTTCGTATTCGTAGGCTGGGTCCATTAATTTTCCTTTTGTCTTCTACATATCTATAATGGCATACAAAGGATTTTTTAGACCACAAAACCCCACAAAATACATGGGAAACCCCATGAAAGTTATCTATCGTAGTATGTGGGAACGAAAGTTTATGAAATACTGTGACACCAGCCCAAACGTGATTCGTTGGGGGTCTGAAGAGGTAGTAATACCGTATTTCAGCCCTATAGACAAAAAGCGACATCGGTATTATGTTGATTTTTTTGTAGAAGTAAAAACAGAAGAGGGAATCAAGACTTGGTTGGTAGAAATCAAGCCCAAAAAGCAGTGCGAACCCCCCGAAAAAAAGTCAAAAATCACCCGTTGTTACATTAATGAAGTCAAAACATGGACTGTAAACAGCGCAAAATGGAAAGCCGCACGGGAAATATGCGAATCCAAGGGGTGGGAGTTTAAAATCTTAACCGAAGACCACCTGTTCAGGAGTAAAAAATGACTCCAGACGAGATGAAGCAGGAACTAGAAATCTTGCTAGAAGAAACAACTACTGCATTGGGGTCAACAGACCAAACATACGTTCACCTTCTGCATATGCTCAACAAAGCATCAAAACTATCAATCCCATCACGATTATACCAAGGTCAATTGGTGTTTTTTAAATACAAACCACAGAGCAAACAGTATGTGAATGGAAATAAATATTACGATAAATATCCGCTTGTAATGGTGACAGAAACACGAAAAGGAGGATTCTATGGATTGAATCTTCACTTTCTTCAACCAAATTTAAGAAGATTTTTGTTTGAAGCAATAGTAGACGATCTTCCCACAATCAAAGCAACAGAAGAGTGGAGAACCAGAGTAAAAATAAACTATGACCGATTAGTAGCAAGAAGACAGTTTAGATTTTTTGAACCTTGCTACAGACAATACAATTGGAAAAGTATGAGAAGAAGACCAGTTGTCATACCATTTGAAATATGGGAAGAAATGGTAATGTCTAATACAGGAAGAATTGAGCGAGCAAAACCCATCACCGTATATCGAGAGAGTTACAATCAAGTAATACGAAAAGGCTAACATGAGCAATATACCATCAAACATTACCCAAATGATGCAAGAAATACAGGCATCAGGTCTTGCATTTACCAACAGATACGAAACCATAATATACACACCACCATGTATGAAAGTTTCTCAATTTAGCCAAATAAGATCACTGTCTATTCGTTGTGATGCTGTCACTATACCTGGAAGATCTTTTTCCACTACACCCTTCAGATTTTACGGTCCAGCAAGAAATATGCCGTATGAGCAGATTTACAGCGGAGAACTTAACCTTTCATTTGTGTTGTCCGAAGATCTACGAGAAAGAACATTTTTTGAAGAGTGGATGACTGGGGTTTCAAGTGTAAACAACTACAAAATGGAATACTATGTAAACTACACAACAAATATGGAAATAACCGTTATTGGAAAAGACGATGTTCCTGTTTACAGATTCATAATCGAAGAGGTATATCCCAAATCGTTGGGAGACATACAGGTTGGCTACGATAAAGATAATGAAGTGATGAGACAAGAGGTTACTGTGTGCTTTAGAAAATACTCCAGAGAGCCAATCACTAGAAGAACTCCACCGATTAATCCAACTACCAACCAAGCATTACCTTGGTCAACTCAAAACTTCTACAAGAAACCAGGTGGTGGGATAGAACGCTATTCTAGAGATGGAACTGTAAACGGGTTTCAGCCTTGATGTCTAAATACTTGTTGTTATATTGAAAAAGGAACACCATGAATACATTGAATCTACAAAACAGTACTCTTCCGCAATACACCATGACTCTTCCCGTGTCAGGAACCATTCATAAGTACAGACCATTCATCGTTAAAGAAGAAAAAATACTACTGATGGCACTTCAGGCTAAAGACCTGAATCAGATTAATGATGCAATGAGAACCGTGATTAGTGCCTGCACCAACGGATCTATTGATACACGAAAAGTATGCACTGCTGATGCAGAGTATGCATTTCTGCAAATACGCTCAAAATCTGTTGGAGAAGAGGTAAAGCCCGAAGTTGAATGTTCCAACTGCCACAAGAAAACCAATATCAAAATCAAGTTAGATACAATCACCGTATCAACACTAGACAAGCAAAAAGTTGATCCAATGATCAGTATCACAGATAATGTTACTATCGTCATGCGATATCCATGTATACACGATATTAACTACAACGACAACGAAATAGAAATAGCGTTTAACATTGCAAAATCATGCATTGAATCGGTGGTTATTGATGACAAAGTTCATGAGGCTAAAGACATTAATCCAAAAGAACTATCGGATTTTGTGGACAATATGCTTCCTGAACAGTTCTCAAAAATCATGGATTTTATCCAAAGCATACCTGAACTCCGATACAAATTTAAATATACCTGCCCATCTTGCTCAAGCACTGTTAATGTACAGTTGAATTCGGTGTCTGATTTTTTTCGGTAGCCCTCTGTCATAGCGACTTGGGGGCGTACTATCAGACAAATTTCAGCCTGATGAAGCACCACGGGTATTCTCTTACTGAAATAGAAGAGATGATTCCTTGGGAGCGAGAGGTATACATACAAATGCTGATTCAGTATTTGAAAAAAGAACGGGAGCGAGTATCAAAAAGAAAACCCCTGTGAACCCTAGACCATGATATTCAGGATATCGTATGGCTAAAAGAAAAGGGAAAGGGAAAAAACAAAGTCCACGCTCAAGAGCAGCGGCGGCAAAACCTCGCAACAAGCGGGGTCATTTTATGCCCTCTAAAAAGGCTGCTCCGTCTGCTCCTGCCTCTACAGCAACCGCTCCCGCCACTACGCCTGCTACTGCTCCAACAAGTGGAGAGTCGCCCACAACAACGTCAATAAAAGAAAATATTGACTTTATTCAGTCGATAATTGACCAAAGAAAAGAGATGGGCATTCCAACAAGCGAGTTGGAAAAGATAATACTAGGACTAGACAAGAAATTAGGCGTAAGACAACAACTTCAAGATTTTGTTGATGCAAATGTGTCA